TAATCTGGGTCTGTAACAACACCTACGGCATTTCCGCCAGTAATGGTAAACAGAGCAAATGATCCAGAATAACCAACAGGATTGAGTCTAAAGTGACCCTTGATCCCCGAAGTGGAGTCATCGATGGTTTTCAAGAAGGAACTAATACCAACACCATTTTCATCTGTTGGGTCAATGAACATTGAAGTGGCAATGCTCACATTGGTCTGGTTAAACTTGAGGTTACCCTCACCAGGATCGGTGTTTGCTGTGTCAGTTAGATATTGGTATCTAAATGTGGCACCACCAAAGTCACCTGTTGCACCTTGTGTACCTGTGGCACCTTGAACACCAGTGTCACCAATTCCAGTTATACCCTGAACACCTTGGATTCCTTGGATTCCCTGAGCACCATCAGTACCTTGGGTTCCATCTGTACCCTGAGTACCATCAGTACCCTGTGCACCATCAGCACCTTGAGAACCAGTGATTCCTTGTGTTCCCTGAGCACCAATAGCACCTTGTGTTCCATCTGTTCCTTGAACACCTTGTGAACCAGTTGTACCCTGAGAACCAGTGTCGCCAGTTGTACCAGTGGTTCCTTGAGCACCATCAGTACCTTGTGAACCAACAGCACCTTGAGCACCAATAGTTCCTTGTGAACCTGCAGTTCCTTGTGTTCCCGTTCCAGTGGTTCCCTGTGAACCATCAGTACCTTGTGTACCTGTTGTTCCTTGTGATCCAGTATCACCAGTGGTTCCTTGAGTACCTGTGGCACCAGTTGAACCGATTCCAATTATGCCCTGAATACCTTGAATTCCTTGGATTCCTTGGATTCCCTGAGCACCATCAGTACCTTGAGTTCCATCTGTACCCTGGATTCCCTGTGTTCCCTGAGCACCAATGGCACCCTGTGATCCTGCAGTGCCTTGAGCACCATCAGTACCTTGGGTTCCTGTGACACCTTGAGAACCAGTTGAACCAGTTATACCCTGAGAACCAGTGTCACCAACTGTACCTTGAGCCCCAATAGCACCTTGAGTACCAGTTGAACCAACAGCACCCTGTGAACCCGTGGCACCTACTTCGCCAATACCTGTCAGACCTTGGATACCTTGGATACCCTGAGTTCCTGCAGAACCCTGAGTTCCTGTTGTTCCTTGTGATCCAGTATCACCAGTAGTTCCTTGAGAACCATCAGTACCTTGAGAACCATCAGCACCTTGAGTTCCTGTTGTACCTTGTGAACCAGTGGCACCTTGGGCACCAGTGTCACCTTTATCACCAGTTCTTGCGAACGTGATGATCATATTTTCGCCATTAGAGAAGTCATAGTTCTCACCAGAAACCAGAGAACCATTAACTACAAACCAATCAAAGTTTGGTGGTGTCCCAACACCACCACCGCCAGTGATGCTGAACATAGCAAAGGATTGAGCAAAACCAATTGGGTTAACTCTAAAGTGACCCTTAATGTCAGATGTAGAGTCATCAATGGTTTTCAGATAATCAGTGATTCCAATTCCGTTGGAGTCAACACTATCGATGAAGAGTGAAGTTGCAGCTCCAACATTAGAGTTGTTGAACTTCAGATTTCCTGATCCAGGATCTGTTTCATCAGTGTTAGAAAGGAAGTCATATCTAAATGTGGCACCACCAAAATCACCAGTAGTTCCCTGAGAACCAGTTGTACCTTGAGTACCATCAGTACCTTGTGTGCCAGTTCCTGTGGTTCCCTGTGCACCATCAGCACCCTGGGTTCCATCGTTACCTTGGAGACCTGTGACACCCTGGATACCCTGAATACCCTGGGTTCCATCGTTACCTTGGAGACCTGTGGCACCCTGAGATCCAGTGTCACCAGTTGGTCCCTGAGGACCAGTTGTACCCTGAGATCCTGTGGAACCTGTGGTGCCTTGTGTCCCTAAATCACCATCAACACCTTGAGATCCTGTCGCACCTTGTGATCCCGTAGATCCAGTAGTACCTTGAGTTCCTGTTCCAGTTACACCCTGAAGACCTTGGATTCCCTGAATACCCTGGAAACCTTGAATGCCTTGTGAACCATCAGTTCCTTGTGTTCCAGTCTCGCCCTGGATACCTACATTACCCTGAACTCCCTGAAGACCCTGAACACCTTGGATACCTTGGATACCTTGACCCGCAAAGGCACCATCAACACCCTGAATACCTTGGGTGCCTTGAGAACCGTCTGTTCCAATATAACCAGCAGTGCCCTGAGATCCCTGAATCCCTTGAAGTGATGCTGAAGCAACAGTTACTTGGTAATTGGACTGAGATGAACTCAACCTGATCTGAGATGGAATCGCCATTATTGAAAACCTATACTGATACTGTTGGTGATACTAATGCTGTTCCCTCAAATGCTTTAGAAACAGTGCCATCAGCGGCAGTCAATACAACATCATAATAATTTCTACCCTCCTCAATTTCAGACGTAATGGTGCTCGCCATTGAGATTGAAATTTCTCCAGTAGAAGAAGTGATCCCTACTGTAAAGTTGTGCACATTCAGAGTATCTTTTGGATACTTCCTGATTTTACATATTCCTGTGTATCCAGTTAGGTCAATGGGAGTTCCATCTGGATTTCTCATTGTAAATGTGTTATCAAAAGTAGTTCCACCTTCAATAGTGATGTTTACTGAGGGTACTGCCATGGGGGATCTTTCTAGTTATTTATTGTTATTCTGCGCTCTTCTTCAGGAGTTTTTGAAGATCAGCAGTGGATCCAACGAACAGTGCATTATTGACTGTTGTTGGTCCTTTTACCTCCTTATTCTCATTGACATCCTTCAGTTTTTTCTGAAGATCCATTAACTTATCAGTTGCATCAGAAACATTCTTAATCAACTGACCAGCAACTTCATATGCTCTTGGCATATCACTCTCTTGGGCCAGTTCTAAGATGCCATTAATTGCTTCTTGCCCCTTTTCAATAATGGAATATAAATTCCCTCTAGTGTATTCATAATCTTTCTTAATATCATCCACTTGAGATGTTATTTTTTCAATTTTACTTTCTACTTCCACCTTTTCAATCTCTGTAGATTGTACATCAAATGCACTGTTTAAGCTTTCATACTTATCTTCCATACATCACCCTCAAAATGTGGTTCCGTCAAATCCAAAATTGTCGCCAAATTCAATCAGGTTATTATCTTCTGCAGTAATAGTGAATACCCTTGATCCAAGAACATGATTTTCTTGTGTGGTATTATCTTGAGATCTTCTAACAGTAAGTTTGTTTCCAGTCACTGCTTCAACATACATCGATTCATTTCCAATATAGATGTAAGTTTTTTCTGTAATGGTAGACCCATCATCCACTTCAATAATTGTGTCTACAAGATTTACATTTTCAGCAAGTAAAGTTGCCACACTGCCATTATAATCCCTTGTTGCTCTGGGGGTGACCTGATAAGTGAGATCTCTTGTAGCAGATGTAGAACCTTTGGAACCAGCAACATATCCAATAGAAACTTTTCTGATGATATCTCCAGAAATGTCTGAGACTGGACCAAAAAGGTATACTTTTGCAGTAAAATCTAGAGTATAAATTAATGCTCTTCTAGTATCAAAATTGCCCTCATAATCATCTTCCATTGAAATTCCATCAAGTTGAATAGGAATATCTCTTTTTTCCTTTAGATTGCCCAAAAAATTGATTGATAAATTATATGCTGGTTGAAAATATGGAAGAATTTGTTCAATAATCTGGAGCATATCATCATTCAGTTTCGTTATAATAGATAACTGAAATTTCATATTATATGGAACTGGCATGTAGTTCCTTTTCAAACTTGCTCCATCTGGAGTCTGATTTATGATTGTTTGTGTCTGAGTAGATTTTCTTCCTGGATCATATTGGAGTCCAATAAACTCAAATGACATTCTTGGAAGAGTTATTTGGACTGGACGATTCAAATCTGCTTCTTGCTGCATTCTAGCAAGAAATTTCTGTGTTGGTCCATATGCAAGAGGAACTTTAATGATACTGACAGTATCATCAGCAGAATTTTTATGTTGAATCTCAATCCCATTGAAAAGAGAACCAAATCCAATAATTACAGATCTGAAGATCTCGTTGTAAAAATACTCAAACATTATTCTGACTATTACTATATCTACTATTTAACAAAATACTTATGGCATCCCAAATGGATTGGTTTCACTAAAATCTAGAATTGCATCTGCTTCTGTCTCAATATTATCATTATCTGCAAATCCACTGACAAGATCATCAGTGTTCTGTACTCTTATTACATAATATGCTCCAGATTCGTTTCCTGCAATAACTTCTCCTGGAGTGAATGTTCCATTAACAATAGAAACTTCAAGTTCATGTGATAATGCAGTCCATTTTTTAACTCTTGCAGTAGTGCCAGATGTTGTACCAGTCACTATTTCATTGAAGATGAATGTTCCAATTCCAATAGTTGCTCCAATGCCTGTTGGTGCATCAAATGTCACAGTAGGTGCCTCTGTATAACCAGCACCTGCAAATGTAATGTATGCAGCAGTGACAATACCAGCACTATTGATTTGACCATACCCAGTAGCACTTGTAATTCCAGATCCAGTGCTGAATGTAATAGCTGGATTTGTTGTGTAACCTGAACCACCACTGGTAATAGTAACAATTCCAATTGTCCCTGTTGCAATACCAACTGTTGCTGCTGCTCCAGTTCCTCCTCCACCCTGAATAGTTACCCACGGAGCAATTGTATAACCACATCCAGGATTAATAATGTTAATAGCTTCAATTTTTCCACTACTTTCACCACCACAACCAATATATTCAGAAGTAATAGATGCTATTCCAACAGCAGTAACTCCACCTGCTGGAGCTGAAGAGAATCCAATAATTGGTTGCTTTGTATATCCATTGCCCATATTGGAAATGTATATTTGATTCACACCTCCGGAGGCACAGAATGTTGTTATTCCTGTAGCAGTAGATCCTGATCCAATTAGTGTGAGAGTTTGAATATAACCAATTTGCTGAATTTCACTGTCAATCTGATTTACACTAGTATCCAAAACTTCATCTTCATATCTAAAGAGTGAGCATCTCAGTGTATAAACATAATTCTTTTGCAATTGATAAAATGGTTGTTCATGCTCAACATATTTGATTTCAAAAATCCTACCACCTAAAGGAAAATAAATTAAATCTCCCTCTTTTGGTCTTGTAGAAAGTCCAATATTTGGAATATTCTCAATCAGTGGTGCAATATAATTACTATATCTCTCCTGAGAAATAATTAGAGTTAAGTCATCCAGTTCTTCAATACCGAATTTAGAAAGAAGGGTTCCTTGTCCACCATATCCTTCATAACTGTCTACATATGCCTCAATAGGGTAGTAGTTTCTAAATTCTGACTGAATTACTTCTTCGATAACAGTATTTGTTGTAACATACATTCTTGGTAAGTAATAGACCTCAACACCATACATCCTCAACTGTTCGTTGATAAGATCCTGAATTAAACCTTGTTCAGTTTTTGAACCTTGAAGAAAAAATGGATTGAGCATCTAATTAACCTATCATATCTAATGGGGGAAGTTCATATGTAGTTGGCATCTCTTGAATAATATCATCAATTTCTTTTTGTCCATCATCATAGATTTGTCTTCCATTCAATTCAACACCACCAGGAAGTTTTACCCCTTGAAACTTAATAAGGTTCATTCCCCACTGTCTCTTCATTAGAGCAGTCAAATACTTTTTAACAAATCTATCATTCCAAACTTTATTAAAATCATTTCCATCCATCTGTCTCCAACAATCAATAATTAGGTATTCTCCAGCTCTTAAGTTGCTCCAGTCAACGTCAAGATACATTCTATCTTGTTTTTGGTTAAATCTAATCTGCTTGTGTGTATTCAGAAGGAAGTTAATCGTCTCCAAATATGACATTGACATAGAATATGTCAGAAGATCAGTAGTTCCCCAATAATAAACATCATTCAAGAACAACTGATACTTGAAACTAAACATATTAGTTGAATTTACTGATTGCGCATCATCATACTGAAATACTTTGTTAATACCAATAATGTCAGGAGGAACTTGCAGATAGTTACTATTTTCATAGTAAGTAAATGTAGTTGCAGTTCCAACAATAGTGGTTGTAACAGATGTTGAAGCAATTCCTACCGATGAATTTGCATTTGGTGCTCCAGGTGGACGTGCTTTTCCTCTATCTACATCATCCTGAGTAACTTCATACTTCAAATATACTTGAGATACACCATCAAAGTGTCTTTCATTGTACATCTGAATTGCATCATCAACTAAATCACTGATTTGCTCATCAGCAATGTTGATCTCTAAGACAGGATAACCCAACTGTCTCTTACAGTAATCTATAAGTTCTTGTCTTGTAGAGGGCTTAGCCATTTATATAACTACTGTTTTTTCTATTTATGTTTCTCCACCAAATGTTGAAGTAGCATTTTTATGTCAGAAAGATCACCTTTCATCTGATCAATTTCAGACTCCAAATTGGAAATTCTTTGTTGATCGGATGAAAGTTTTTGTCTATTTGTAATATATGTATTGTAGTCATTGGAATTTTTGTTTATGATAGCTTTTGTTCTGCTATCTCTAAAAAAACCA